CGCAAAAGAACTATGTCGAGGCATCAAATGCCAGTGGCACAGTTTTCAAGCATAAGGATATCTTCCCAGGTGTATGGCGGGAAACCACTTATAGTGGACCCATCTACCCCTGTAATCCCAATTCAGTTGGTGGTTTTCCACCCCAGTCAATCTCAAGTAATTCTGAGCTTGACGCATGGGGTGCAAAAGCCATTGCCAACTGCAAGCCCACTAACTCAGTGGCAGACGCATCCACTTTCCTTGGGGAACTACATCGTGAGGCTTTGCCTCACCTTATAGGATCCCAAACATGGAAAGCAAGAACTCTAACCACGCGTAATGCGGGGCACGAGTACTTGAACGTAGTGTTTGGATGGCTTCCCCTCGTTCACGACATTCGTTCGTTTGCGAATGCCGTACATCGATCTAACACTGTTCTTGAACAGTATGAGAGAGATGCAGGAGGGGTAGTTCGTCGTAAGTACCACTTCCCTACGAAAACATCCACGGTAGAAAGCGTCATTCAAGTTGGGGCCGTACCATACGGACCCAACACGACGGACGCCTATTCCACGGATGTAGGGGACTTGGTTAGGACCCGTGAGACGGTCCAGGAGCGGTGGTTTAGTGGAGCATTTACTTATCACCTTCCGAACGGAAATGACTACCGTTCGGGAATGATTCGTGATGCCCTACGCGCCAAGAAACTTCTTGGCATAATCCCTACTCCTTCCACATTGTGGAACCTTGCCCCCTGGAGCTGGGCCACAGATTGGTTTCTCAATACAGGAGATGTTATTTCAAATCTCACTGACTGGGCAACCGATGGTCTGGTTATGCGGTATGGGTACATGATGGAACATACCATTGTGAGAGATACCTACACCCTCACGAAGCCAGGGCTTTCTAGCCCTGGTGTACGTGTGCAACCTCTAACCTTGGTCACTGAGACCAAGATGAGAAGGAAGGCTAACCCCTTTGGTTTTGGCCTCACCTGGAGCGGATTGTCACCGCGCCAGACGGCCATAGCTGTTGCCTTGGGTCTTACCCGAGGCAAATAGCAGGACGATATCGCCCTGCATCAACCACCAATGTTCAGGAACGTAAAAACTTCCTGGACGTAAGGAGTAGTGCCTATGTCATATACCGACCCACAGACTGTCACCATCAGTGCAGTCACAACGCCGCTTCCCCGCACAAGTGTGGGGAACAACGGCAGTGAGTACACGAGTGCTGACGGTCTCATCAAGCTCAGCGCAAACTCCGCCTACGGGCGGAGGACGCGTCGAGTCCTGAGGATCGACCATTCGAAGCTGACCACGGATCCGTTCATCCCCACGCAGAATGTCAAAGTGTCGATGAGTAACTACATCGTCTTTGACGTCCCGCCGGTGGGATACACGGCTACCGAGGCTCTTGCGGTTTACACGGGTTTCAAGACCCAGTTCTCCGCCAGCTCCGATGCGCTCATCACCAAGCTTCTTGGCGGTGAGTCGTAGCTTGAAAGTACGCGGTTCTATTGTTCCGCGTGGACAGAGTGAGGGCAACCCTTGGGTTGCCTTCACATTTAATCTCAAAGCCCATGGGTTTTGGATTACTGTCCTCACTATCAAGCGTGGTATCGAGGTAGAGTTCACTCTGTTTTCAGAGCGGACAAACTAACTCGATGTCTGTGGCCTAGGCTAAGGAGAAGTTAACCTCTATTTAAGGAGGGCTTCTGAAAAGCCTAATGCTACTCTGGAAGGTGATGGCCAGTGAATGCGCCATCAGATGTTGCACTAGCGCCACCTTGGACTCCAAAAGAGTCCAAGCGCGGTGCGAACATGAGGGGTTGTCGTTTCTGACGATAACCCTACCTGAATTTGGAAAAGACTTCCAAAAAAGTCTTGACCAAGGACAGGTCGATCGACATCTTTTCGCTGGTTTCCAGCGAAAAGCAGAGCTCCCCCGATTTCTCGGAGGTTTTCTGGATCGTGTGTTCGACCGCAGCAGCGGACGGTTGCTGGACGAACCGTG